CATTCCATGTCGAATTGTAGAGATTCAATATGGTGAAGAATGTGTGGAAGAAGATATCGAACGCAAAAACAATGCGTGATAGGGAGAAGTAATCATGACAATCAAGAAAACAAAAAGAAAAGATAGCATTAAGCTAGAAATGCCTGGAACAATGGGCAGTGCAAAAGTAGTGCTACCAAAAGAAAAGAACAAACCAAGTGGTGGTTGGCCAAAGATTAATCAAGGCACACACTTGACTGTAAAGACTTTTGAAGATGGTCGTACTGAACTTATTTGGGATGACGAACAACTTCTTAAAGAAGTCAAAGAAGCAATTGCTTCACGTAAATTTGAATACAGTGAACCAAAGACTATCGTTAATGATGATGGTAGTCAATCAATGGTAGTATCTGTAACAAAGAAACCTAAAGGAAAGAAAAAATGAGCGCACATAACGAAATCAACACACATCTAGAAGCATACTTGGTCGAACACGAAAAGTTTGAGAAGGGCAATTCTGCCGCAGGTACCCGCGCACGTAAGGCATTGGGTGAATTGGCAAAAGCAATCAAAGCTCGTCGTAATGAAATTACCGAGACTAAGAACGCACGTGCCGCTGAAAAAGCCGCAAAGTAATATGGATTATATTCCACTCTGGCGTAAAGCTGTTTACACATTCTTTGCGCCACTGTTCATTCTAGTGTGGGCAATCTTTCATCCTAAACAAGTATGGGAAGAGGCAAAAAGAACATGGAACGAACCATCTGCATGTACTGGCGACTGCAATCAAGGACGTAACTGTGACTGCAAAAACAGAACTTGAACTACTCAAAGAAGCAGGTGAGCGTATGGTTCAGCGCATGAAAGACGACCCTGCTTATGCTAAAAAGTTTTTGCGTCAGATCATGGGTCCTCCAAAACGCAAGCTAGAGGGTAGTGAGAGAGAACACATGCTTACTGTGTTCAATCTCATTGATCCAGTTGAATCAAGTAACAATCAGCACGTATGGACTGATGTTTATGCACACGCTGGAAAGACTTATCACGTACACTTTTTTGATGGCAGTGATGAAGTTGAAGTAGAGGAGATATTACCGGATGAGGAATCTTAAATTAGTTGATGCAGTTATTGCATTGCATGAAATTCGCAGACTGGTTGAAGAAGAATGCGGTACATGTAGAGTGAGTATCGAGATCGGTCGATGTGCTGATCAACTGCACTTGATGTCCATTCAAGACGCAAAAAATAGTGTGATTGCCGATCAAGCGATCCAGAAGGCAAAGAATGATTTTCAACAGGATTAAAGAATTAAAACAACAAGGTCTACGAATCGGTATTACCTTTAGCCAATTTGACTTGTTACATGCAGGTCATGTTGCTATGCTTAGTGAAGCAAAGAATCACTGTGATTATCTTATCTGTGGTCTACAAAACAACGCAAGTTGGGACAGACCTGAAAAGAATGCTCCTATTCAAAGTATCGTAGAGCGTCAGATTAGTTTGAGTGCTGTACGGTTTGTTGACGAGATTGTAGTCTACAACACAGAGAAAGACCTTGAAGATATCTTACTGACTCTGCCAGTTGATGTACGTATCTTAGGCGTCGAATACATTGATAAAGAATTCACAGGCAAAGCTATCTGTGAGCAACGTGGCATTCAGTTAGTGTTTAATGGCCGTGACCATAGTTTTTCAAGTTCAAGTCTACGTAAACGTGTAGCAGAGGCTCAGAATAGTAAAACACAGACCATCGTGTCACCAGGTGTAAAATATCCAATCGCAAAAACTCCAGTAATTATTATTTCTGGAACAAGAACTGGCTCAACGATTCTTGCACATGATATTGCAGATAGTTTGAAGAAAACAGGAACATTCAGTCGATTGATGAATGAACCAGTTCATGATATTGAAGATCATCCTGAATTTATTGAAAGTATTAAGAATCCAAACTACATACTTAAAGTTCATGCTCATGATTTCAATAACAAGTATCCTACTGAATTGCGTACTGTAATTGACAGTGGAAATGCATTCATGATCAGAATTCGCAGACGTAATTTGGTCGAACAGATTGCCAGTCACTACATTAGTAGAAGAACTAATAGATGGTCATATGGGCCAGAGGCTAAACTTGAAATTATAGACATACCTATTATAGAATCAGAAATCAAACATGTAATCAAACTTGTCAAGGATTGGAATACTCAACTTGATAATTTTGATGCTAAATTTGATATGGATCTATGGTACGAGGATTTGAAATTTGATAGTAGATCATTGTCTAAAACTCCAGTACCCACTAACTATCAAGAAGTAATTAATAAAATCAAAGAATTATTATGAGCAACTATTATGATGATTTCCTCAAACACTATCGAATCAAAAATATTCAAGTAAACAGAAGGTATGAAAAGATTGACTACTACAATTACACTAGTTCATCCAGTTATTATGCTGACCGTGAAGAAGAACTTGATATTGTAATGGATCGATCAGCGTTTGAACAATTAGTTAAGCTAGATGGTAGATACGAAGAACTAATGGACAAAGAGCGTACTGAAAATTGGATTCGAAAGCAAAATCCATCAGTAGCAGAAGCATACGACAAGTATAAAATGCTGTTGGAGTTATATAGATGAAACGTATTCTTATCATGGGTTTGCCTGGTTCCGGCAAAACAACTCTTGCCGCCGCAATAACTGCATCATTGTTTTTTGAAACTCAAGTAACATGGCTAAATGCTGATGCAGTCAGAGAACGATATAAAGATTGGGATTTTAGTCCTGATGGTAGAATCAGACAAGCACTTAGAATGCGTGACCTGGCAGATAAATTCATCAGTCAGGGTAGAATGGCAATATGTGATTTCGTGGCACCTACTAAAGAGATAAGAGATATCTTTGATGCCGACTATACTATCTGGTTAGATACAATCAATCATAGTAGATACGAAGACACTAATAGACTATTTGAGCCGCCTGAAAAATATGACTATCGAATCACCGAACATATTAACGCAGAAGAACAAGCAACAATAATTATTAAGCAAATTTTAGGAATTAATGAATGACAAAAACAGTAGCAGTAATCGGTGCAGGTATCGCGGGCCTGACAACAGCATATTATTTGGTTAAGAAGGGCTATCGTGTCTGTGTGTATGAACAAGAGCGATATGCGGCAATGCGTACTAGCTTTGCCAATGGTGGTCAAATCTCAGTTAGTAACTCAGAAGTGTGGACGACTTGGAGCAATGTCAAGAAAGGTGCCAAGTGGATATTTTCTAAAGATGCACCACTGTTAATTCGCCCAACACTAGATTGGAAGCAATGGAAGTGGATTCTTAAATTCTTGTATCACACTATCAAGGGCGACTATCACGATAATACTGCATGGACTGTTCGTGCAGGCCTGCAAGCACGTGAACTATACAAAGAAATCATGTTTGAAGAAGGCATCAAGTTTGATTACTTGGGCACAGGCATTGTCCACTTCTACAAAGACGAAGCATACTGGGATAACGCCAAAGCAGTGAAGGCAATCTACAATGATAACGGCTGTGAGTGGGACTTACTAACTCCAATGCAAGTTAAATCGCTTGACCCCGCACTAGAAGATATCAGTGGCATGATTGGTGGTACATTTACACCAGGCGATAGCACTGGTGATATTCACAAGTTCTGCATGAACATGGCACTGATTCTTGAAAATAAGTATGGTGTTGAGTTTAAGTATGAATCCAATGTTACCAAGAAGTATGGTATAGAGTATATTGCAGAGGTGTTTGATGCGGTAGTTATTGCCGCTGGTGTTGGTAGTACTGAACTAGCGAAGCAAATTGGCGATACGATTGATGTATATCCGGTAAAAGGCTATTCTATCACAATCAATAACGTTGATCCTAAGTACTTGCCTAAAGTCAGTCTATTAGATGACCAAGCTAAGATTGTAACTAGTACACTAGGCAATCGTTTCCGTGTCGCGGGTACTGCCGAGTTGACCGGTGAGAACTATGATATCACCAGAGATAGAATTCAACCTCTACTGGATTGGGTACATACGAACTTCCCAAATATCAACACAAGCGATTATTCACAGTGGGCATGCTTACGTCCTATGACACCCGACATGATGCCTATCACCAAACAGAGTGACAAGAACCCTAAAGTATTCTACAATACAGGACACGGTCATCTAGGTTGGACGCTGAGTCCATACACTTCTAAAACAGTTGCAGACTTAATCTAATGCCACAAGCCTACTCTGAATATCAGGAAGTATCGAGAGAAGAATGGGAACGTAAGACCCGTGATTGGGAATATAAGTTTTGTATCTTCCCTCATAAGTGCATGGAGACTGGCAAGTGGTTGTGGTTGAAGGGTGCATATCGTGGTCGCAAGTGGCGTAGATATGACCTGCAGATTGTACGACTAACTGACAAGTGGATGTGCAGGGAAGAATTTGTAAAGCTAAGACTATTGGAGCAAGTATGAACGAACGATTAACAGAAATGTACAGGTCATGTAGACCTAAAGAAGCGTTGGCATCACAAGATCAATTCAAATCTGCCAACGTATTGATTGGCTCCGAGATTGACAAGTTTGTTGAGTTACTTGTACGTGAGTGTGCAAACTTCACAGATCATCAAGAAGAATTATATAAACATTTTGGAATTGAAAAATGACTGAAAGAATAAACGACAAAGAGTGGTTAGATAAAGTGGTGTTGGGTGCGACTGTTTATAACGATACTCGCCTTCATACTAACTTTCAAGAAGACGAGGTATTGAAGTTCGTGGAGTGGCTTCATAAACAATACGGCATTGCATATGTAAAGCCAGAAGCAACGCATCAAAATACCCCAGAACACCTAGCAAGGAAAGCAAAATGAGACAAGTAGTAATAACACGCAAGCAATTTGAAAAACTGAAGGAAGTGTTCGAAATGTATGACCTCGACCGAGTAGTCTACACAGAAGATCCAAGTAAGGGTGCTGGTATTGGTGCAGTAACAACTATAGAGTTTGATCCTAAAGCATCTATCAAGATGGACATTACTGATGTGGAGAGTTGGTAATGGAACTACGTTACCTAACTAGAGGCACCGAACGGGTCTTGCAATATAGAACACAAATCGCTGTGCCAGATTATAGCACCGAGAAACATATTCCAAAGTTGGTATGGACTGACTGGAAAGATGTTCCTGTTGTAGACGAGACAAAATGAAAAAGATTCTAATCACTGGTAGCTCTGGCTATATCGGTAGTCACTTGTGCAAAATGCTTGAGGGGCACTATGAGGTACATGGCTTAGATTTAGTCATGCCTAAAGCTCCGGTTGATAGATTCTATAAGCAAGATATCAATCGCTTATTTGATCCTGAATGTGAGTATGATGCAGTCATTCACTTGGCCGGCCTAGTACGTAACAATGAAAGTGAAACGGCTGCCATTCAATACTATATCACGAATTTGAATGGCACGATGAACGTTCTTAATCGAGTAAAGACAAAGAATTTTATCTTTGCAAGCACAGGCACTGCCGAGCAATGCTTGAGTGTATATGGCACAAGTAAACGTGCCGCTGAGGATGTTGTCCGAGAGTACTGTACTATTAGAAACAAGCAAGACTATACCATATTTCGTTTCTATAATGTGATTGGTCAAGATGGTTATAACCCAACGAATCCAGATGGACTAATGTGGAAACTTTTTGAGGCAGAAGAAACTGGTATATTCACTATTCATGGCAACGACTACGATGTGTCACCTGATGGCACGTGTGTGCGTGATTATGTGCATGTCAATGAAATCTGTGTAGCACTGCGTGAAGCAATTGAGAAGCCAGCCAATAAGATTGAATGCCTGGGTCATGGCGTAGGATACACTGTACGAGAGATTGTTAACTTGTTTCAACAAGTCAATGATGTTGACTTTGATATAGTGTATGGACCAAGAAGAAAAGGCGACTTGCCTAGCTCAGTGCTAGAAGAAGTGTCGCCCTATATGCAGAACCTGTATACTATCGAAGAACTGTTGACTGTTTAAAGACTCTTGCCCCAACGAGTGTTGATAACGTTCCAGTTGATAATCTTCCATTGTGCAGTTAGATATTTCTTTTTATCACTGCCATAATCAAGCAACCATGCATGTTCCCACCAATCTACTAAGAGTAGAATGTCGTTGCGGACTTCATGGTTTTTGATTGTCTTGATTTTACCATCAGTGGCTAAGTAGATCCAGCCACTACCCTCAATCTTCATAGCCTCATCCTCAAACGCATCTTTAAAATCATCCCATGATTTATAGTGTTTGTTGATGAAGCCCATCATCGGGCCGTTTGGTTTGTTGTTGTTTCTAACTTCACGAAACTGAGGGAATAGCATGTTATGCAAGAATGCACCTGCATAATTGAAATCTCTGTCTCCCTCTTTCTTGTTATATCTTTCAGCATAGCCATGAGCCAACTTACCATAGTGTAAGTCCAACGTGTCTTTCGACAGCACAGGACTTACATCTTTTGGTTCGAAGTTAAGCGCAATGATTTCGATATCTTGCGGCTTACTCTTTTCCTCAAGTAACTGAATAATATCACGCATTAGTGACGTAGTAACAATGTAGATAGAACGTTTTGATCGTTCGCTGAAATGTCACCTTCACCAGGTGCAACAATAACGTTGTACTTCATACCACCAACTTTAGGCTTGCGTGTATATTCGTCATACGACAAGATACTATTTGGTGTTAGACCGTATTGTTTAGCTAGACGTTGTTTCAACTCTGGTAACTTGTCTGGTTGAACTTGCCATTGACCACTACCACCCTTGACTAGGTTACCCTTTTGATCTTTAACTAGCAAGTCTTGGAACAATTCATCAGGAACGATACGTGAGTTCTTTGTCTTTTCTAAGTTAGGATCGCTAGCTTTAACTTGTTTCTCTTGTGATGTGTGAGCACCTTCACTCCAGTTGATGATGAAGTTAGCTGGCTTCTTAGCAAGTGCGGCGTTGGCCATCTTTGTGTAAGCGTAGAACTTAACACCAGGATGCTTTTCAGCCATCTTTAGAGCCATGTCTAAGTATTCTGGAGAGAAGAAATCACCAGCATCGTGCCAACGAATAGTTACTTCATAACCACCCTTGTCACCTAGTTTTTCTTCTTTGGAAATTTCAGCACTTAGTTGATTGAAGAAGCCATCTGGATCATTCAATAGATATGTCAAGATACGACCATCCGATTGCCAAGCATTCTTAAACTGAACTTTACCACCCTTCATAGCGAAGCAATCAACTTTACATGAACCAGCACCTGGACATGTGTTTACGATGATTAGCTTGCCTGTTTGTTCGTCAACTGCAATACCAGTTAGAGCGGCAAAACCAACGTTGAAGAACTGTTCTAATTCACCATTAGAATGCTTCATCTTTTCGTTTTGCTTTAGCAACGCTTTAGGACGCTGTGATAGAGTCTTCTTAACTGCTTCCTCGCTGTATGTTTGACCATCAGGACCTAGATATTCAACTACACTAGAACGGTGAATATAAGGCATCTTATACTTGTCTGTCTTAGTCTTGCCAGACACATACTTTTCGATACCCTTTTTGTCTACTTTAACTTTGCCTGTTTTCTTGTCGATATCTGGTGCACCAACAATACGTTTCATGTAGTCTTGGAATTCATCACCACCAAACTCACGTGACTGTGCTGGCAATGCAGTAGCTTCATCCAAGCCAGACAACTTACGAATTCTTGATAGATGTTCTTCACTTTCTTTGAATGTTAGGCCTTCACCTGCCGCAGTTTTAACATAGCGAATAACTTGTTGGACCCAACCACTAACATCGCTAGAACCAATTTCATCATCAGGACCAAGATCAACCCAGTCAGCGACTTCATCGATTGCATCCATCACAGCCTGTGGGCCATACTTTGCTAGCAACTCGTGATGTTGATTTAGAATTCGGCGAGTGATAGCCTGAGATACTGGATTATCAACTCTGTTCTCTGATAGTTCTTGCTCAACTTCTGCCTGTTCAGCATCAGTTTCACCTGGCATATCACCAGCTTTAGCAACGAACTGCTGTGGTGTCATGATTTGGATGCCACTTGGGGCACCTGGCATCTTTGGCTCTGCGCCTTCTAGTAAATGTCTAATCTTCATTTTGAATCTTTCTTGTGTGTTTTGATAAATTGTTCGGCAATCATTACCAATTCTTCCATTTGCTCGATGGACTCACAATTCCAGCGGCGTAATGCCTTATTGATTGGGCTATCTGGATCTCTTTTTGTCTTTGCACTAGCATGTGCCTTCTTCATGCCACTCATACGAGCGCAGAATGATTTACGGCGTTTAGCGGCTTTACTGCCCTTCTTTAGTTTGCTAGGCTTAGTAGTAACCGCAGTTTGCAATTTGCTACCTGGATTTTCACGACGATAAGCCTTGACTGCTTTCTTACTCATGCCGTCAGTTTTATCTTTTTTATTGGTTTTTTGCCAATCCTCAGATACGTCATGTTCTTTCTTTTTGGCAATCGCAATCGCCGCTTGTTGTGCTGGATTGGCGGCCTCAATGATAAATTCAGATGCTTTCATGGTATTTCCGTAAATAGTTGACTTTATTGCGTAACTGTGCTACACTTATCTATTATTTATCACAACGGACTCATATGCACTCTTTTGACACTACTACAAAACGCATCGGTTTTGCTTGTAAATTCGCTGAAATTAACAAGAAAGGCGAGATTGCATCTGTTGATGGCCTGAATACTGGCGGCACCACTCTTGCGTGGGCTCGACGCAATACCCGCGAGGTGGCAGAAACTAAGCTGGTAGACGTTGCAAAACAAAACATTGTCAACACCCATGCCTTGATCAAGCGCATTGCTACCCTGCCTGAGAATCTGCGTATGTTGCGTATCACATCTGATCTGCTCAGTCTTTACACTCACCCTGAATACAAAGACTTCTGGCATTCTACCGACATGCAAAACAGCCTTGAACGTTGGCTTGCTCCACTTGGCGAAACTGCACGTGCCAATAATGTTCGTCTTTCGTTTCACCCTGGTCAATTCTGCGTTTTGGCAAGCGAAAGCGAAGGTGTTCTAAATAACAGTATCGAAGAATTCGAATACCACGTAGACTTGGCCAGATGGATGGGCTACGGTAAACAATTCCAAGATATCAAAATCAACGTACATATCAGCGGTCGCAAAGGCCCACAAGGCATCCGCGATGTTTACGGCCGTTTGTCGCCAGAAGCGAGAAACACACTCACACTAGAAAATGAGGAATACACACATGGACTATCTGACTGCCTATCACTCGCTGACCTCGTACCTACGGTCATGGACGTACATCACAATTGGATTCGTGAAGGATCCTATATTGACCGCAATGATCCTCTTATTCAAAAGGTTATTGACAGTTGGCGTGGTATTCGTCCTACTATGCACTATAGTGTTTCTCGGGAAGACGTACTTGGAGCACATCCCCGACACATCTTACCCGATCATGGTGCGCTGATCACTGAAGGCTACACCAAAGCAAAGCTACGTGCCCACAGTGACTACTACTGGAACGATGCAGTAAACGACTGGGCATTGACATTCTTGCCTGACTTTGATATCATGTGCGAATCAAAGGCTAAGAACTTGGCCAGTCAACAATTATACGAAAGAGCAAAACAAAATGGGATTATTTGATAAATTATTTGGCAAGAAAGAGGTACATGAGCCACCTAAGGCTCCACCGATGCCTCCACCGAAGCAGAAAGAAAAGAAAAAGCCTGAACTTTCTGCTAAAGAAAAAGCTACACAGGCAGGTGAACCATACGTGAATATTGTCAGTATGGAAGTTGATCCTAAAGACATTAATTCAGGCGCATTTGAACTTGACTGGAATGACAAGTTTGTGTTAAACTTGATTCGTGCCGGTTTCAAGATTCGTGATGACGACACAGACAGTCAAATTGTAGACAGATGGTTCCAAACTGTGTGTCGCAATGTGGCACTTGAACTTTACGAACAACAACAGGCAGATCCAGACAATCGTTATAAAGCAGACCTACGCACCGTTAGCACAAGAGATATCGGTGATGGTCGAACAGAAGTGAGTTAATAAACAATGAAATATGCACTAATCGACACAGCTAACACATTCTTTCGTGCCCGTCACGTTGCCGCACGAGGCGCAGACACATGGGAGAAAGTTGGCATGGCAATTCACTTGACGATGGCCAGCGTCAATCAAATGGTACGCAAGTTCGGTATCGATCACGTTGTGTTTTGCCTTGAAGGTCGAAGCTGGCGCAAAGATGTTTATCCTCCCTACAAAAAGAATCGTGTTGTTGATGACCAATCAGTGACCGAAGCTGAAAAAGAAGAAAACGATATGTTCTGGGAAACATACGATGCCTTCACAACTTACCTCCGTGAGAAAACAAACTGCTCAGTCTTGCGCCAAGGCGAAGCAGAAGCTGATGATTTGATTGCACGTTTCATCCATTTGCATCCAGATGATGAACACTTTATTATCAGCACGGACAGCGACTATGTGCAATTGATTTCTCCAAAAGTCAAGCAATACAATGGCGTGACTGGTCAATTGATTACACTCGAAGGTTACTTTGATGACAAGGATCGTCCTGTCAAAGATAAAACAACCAAAGAACCTAAGTTGTTGGGTGATCCACAATACTTGCTGTTCCTGAAGTGTATGCGTGGTGACACCTCAGATAACGTATTCTCAGCATATCCTGGCGTGCGTGAGAAAGGTTCTAGTAAGAAAGCTGGTATTATGGAAGCATATGCTGACAAAGACAAGCAAGGCTTTACATGGAACAACATGATGCTACAGCGTTGGGTAGATCATAATGGTGTTGAGCATAAGGTCATTGATGACTATAAGCGCAATGTCATGCTGATTGACTTGACAGCACAACCACAAGAAGTTAAAGACAAGGTCGACCTTGCAATCATCCAGGGTGTACGTACTGAAACTGTGCCACAAGTTGGCATTCACTTGATGAAATTCTGCGGCAAATATGAACTTAACAAAATATCTGAGAATGTTGAAACTTATAGTAAGTGGCTCAATAGCCCGTATAAAGGAACGTTATATGACGCACATACTGCATAAACAAATTTATGCTGGGTTGATGGAAATCATCAAGGACGAAAGATTCTATTACAACAGTCCAATTGGCAAAGAATATAGTCACTTTCGTGAAGGTGGCAAGGAAGCGGCATTGAAGTGGGTAGAACTTATGGCGCCACAAATGCTCGAACTTGAAAAACAACAACTTGACGCACGTGCCAAGCAAATGATGTGGGACGAGTTGAAAAAATGAAACTCATTGCTGATGACATTGACCAAGTCTACTTTTGGGTAGATGACCAGGACGAGAATGTAGAACTCAGTCCTAAATTTGATTACGAAGAAGATGCCATTGAATGGCGTGAGCGAATGAAAAAAGAGTTAAAAGATGTATGACTTTAGTTGGCGTGACCCGT